CCTTGATAGTGCTACATTGAGAGAAAATGTAGTTTCTATCGCAAGAAATATTGGATATTTACCAAAATCGCGAAAAGCAGCGCGTGCAACGGTCAGTTTTTTCGTAAATGTTGCTAGTATCTCTCCTCCACCCGTCTCTTTAACTCTTAGAAAGGGTCCAATTGCAACTTCAGCAGGAAGTTTTGCCAATTCTTCCTTTATTTTTTCAATTATTGACGATATTACAGTTCCAGTTTCTAATGGAATTGCAATTTTCAATAATATTCCCATTTATGAAGGTCCATTATTGACACAGACCTTTGTTTATAATACTAGAGATTATAATCAGAAATTTATTTTGCCAAATTCCGGCATTGATACTGATTTAATGTCGGTTTTTGTCAAAGATAGTGTAACTGCGACAGCATCTACACGGTATACACGACAAGATAACTTATTTGGTGCCAACAAATACTCAAAAACATACTTTTTACAAGAAGTAGAAGATGAAAGGTATGAACTTTTGTTTGGGGATGGTATTTTTGCACAAAAACTACAAGATGGTAATGAAATTACAGTAAATTACATTAGATCTAGTGGCGACAGTGGTAATGGAGTCAGTAATTTTACATTTAATGGAAGAATTACGTATCAAAGAAATGCCATTGAATATATTGTATCTGATGGAATCTCGTTATTAACAACTGGGGTTTCTTCTTCAGGTGGAGAAAATATTGAGAGTGTAGAATCTATCAAAAAATTTGCTCCAAGGTCATTTGCGACTCAAAATAGAGCAGTTACGTCTTCAGATTATGAAACTTTAATTCCTTCAAGAATTTATACTGAAACTGAGTCAATTTCTGTTTTTGGGGGCGAAGAATTAGTCCCTCCACAATATGGAAAAGTTTTTATCAGCATAAAACCTAAATTTGGCGATTTTTTACCAAATTTGATCAAAGAAAACATTAAAAAAGAACTCAAAAGATACTCTGTAGCAGGAATTGTTACCGAAATTCTTGATTTAAAGTATTTGTATATTGAAGTTAATTCAAAAGTCTATTATAATTCAAATTTAACTCCTTCTTCACAGTATGTTTCTTCAATTGTGCAAAATAACATACAAAAATATGGAGAATCCACTGAATTAAATAAGTATGGAGCAAGATTTAAGTATTCCAAGTTCCAAAGAATCATTGATGACAGTAATCGGGCAATTACATCTAATATAACTACTATTAGTATAAGAAGAGATTTGAGAGTTGTCTTAAATACTTTTGCAGAATACTCCATTGGATTTGGTAATCAATTCCACATCAAGAGTCTTGAAGGATATAACATAAAATCTTCTGGTTTTACTGTTAGTGGAATACAAGAAACCTTGTATCTTGGTGATGTACCAAACTTTAATAATGAAACTGGAGATTTGTTCTTCTTTACTGTTCCGACATTAACATCCCAAAATCCTACGATTGTAAAGAGAAATGTTGGAACAATTGATTATGTAAATGGAATCGTAACTCTAAATCCTGTAAATATAACTTCAGGAAAGATACGTGATGGTCAACCTATTATTGAAATATCTGCAACACCAAAGTCTAATGATGTAATAGGTCTCCAAGACTTATATTTGCAATTAGACGTTGGAAACAGTACTTTTGATATGGTAGTTGATGATATTTCTTCTGGATTAGATTCTTCGGCATCTACATATATTTCATCTTCTAGTTACGCAAATGGTAACTTAGTTAGATCTGGCGGAAGAGCAGGATCCACTCCTCTCTCTGAAGCACAGGCAAGAGCAACTAACACTACTGGAACAAGTGTTTATAACACTGGCGTCTCACCTACAACTAATACATCATCTTCCTCCTCCTCTTCCACATCATCCTCCTCTTCCACATCTTCCTCCTCTTCATCTTCCGGTTCTTCCGGTGGCAGCGGTTACAGCAGCGGATACTAATACTTAAATTAAAATGACAGAAAAAAGAGTTCAACTTTCCACAATTGTTAAAAGTCAAGTTCCTGACTATGTTAGGACAGATTTTCCTCTGATAACTGAATTTTTAAAAGAGTATTACAAGGGACAGGAATATCAAGGTGGTCCTATTGATTTGATTAGTAATATTGATAGATATTTAAAAATTGATTCTTTTACTAATCAAGTATATTCTACCACTCTTTCAACATCAATTAATGTAACATCAGAGGAGATTGAAGTTTCTGATACAACAGGATTTCCAGATTCTTATGGGTTATTGAAGATTGATAATGAAATCATCACTTATACTGGAAAAACAGAACGTTCTTTTACTGGATGTGTTAGAGGATTTAGCGGTATTTGTGAACTTTCCAAAAACAATTCTCCAGATGAAGTTTTATTTGAATCTACAAATGCTGAAGTTCATGTAAATGGTGCTGAAGTTTTAAATTTAAGTGTGCTATTTTTAGCAGAATTTTTAAATAAAACTAAAAATGAAATTGCATTAGGATTTGATGATAGNCAATTTTATTCTGGATTAAATCAAAATACCTTCTTAAAACAAGTAAGAAGTTTTTATGCATCAAAGGGTACAGAAGAGTCGTTTAAAATTTTATTTAAAGCACTCTATGGAGTAAATGTTCAGTTAGTAAATCCTGCAGATTTACTCTTTAGACCATCTGATGCACAATTTAATAAAGTACAAAGTATTGTTGTAGATCCAACTCTCAATGAAAGTGAGTTTGATAATATTCAAAATATTACATTATTTCAAGACTTTCCTACAAAATCGTATGCTCCTATTACATATGCAGAAAGAATCGTAGGAAAAGATTCTAAACTATATTATAGATTAGATATTGATGCTGGTTATAATAAAGACATTACATTTGATGGCGCAGTCTATGGAGATTTTAAGGTAACTCCTAAAACAAAACTTGTAAATCCAGTATCTATTGGATCATCTTATCTTGATGTAGAATCAACCGTAGGTTTTGCTAATACGGGAAATATTTCTTTTAACTATAGTGATGGCAGTTCTGGTACTTTGTATTATGGTTCCAAAACTATTAATCAATTTAGAGATATTGGATATATTTACAAAGAAATTGAAGAAGAAGAAAATATAACAGATAAAGATACTTTTGCATATGCAACAATAAATGGAAAGAAAGTTGAATGCAACATATCTTCTATTATCTCAGAAGTAAATACACCAAAAAAATCATTTTATAATATCAAAGATATTACTTCAAGAGCTAAAACTCTTGGATATGAAGGAAATGGTTTTAAATTTAATGAATGGATTTATAATAACAAAAAGTTATTTACCGTTAGTTCTTTGAGTGCTATTGATTTAGCAGATAGAGTATATCGCATTAATCTTAATAATGATCATTATCTTATTAAGGATGATAATATTGAAATAATTGATAATGCAAATAGATCTATATCTGGAAAAATTGAATCAATCGTTGATAAAAAATCTGTAAATATCAGAACAACTGAAGATTTATCATTGAGTGGAATATACACTCTTAAGAGAAATATTTTAAAGGGAGTATCTCCTACATTTCCTCATGTTGATAATTATCAAGCAAATGTCCAGAATGTATATACGAAGGATGGAAATAGTCTTTTAATCGCATCATCTTCAATACCATCAGAATCGATTGCAATAAATGACATTTCTCTAAGTATCGATGGAACTTTTGAAGGGACAGAAGTCACATTTGGTAGGGAGCATAAACTAAAAACTGGAGATAAAGTTTATTATTATCCAGAAGTAATTGAAAAGAAAGTTATTGATGAAAATTTCAATTATGTAACTCAAAAAGTTGAAGGGTCCAAGTTATTTGATGAAGGAATTTACTATATTGAAAAGATTAATGATTTTACTGTAAAATTTTCTTTAAGTAAAGAAAATATTTTCTTCCAGAAGTACGTCACTTTTGGACAAACTACAGTAAAGGATAATAAAGTTAAACTTTATGAATATCATGAAAAAACCCTTGAAGACCAAAAATTATTAAGAGAAATACCTTTACCATTAGAGAGTTCTTCAGAAAAAATAAAAACTCTTCCTGGAATGACAGGAATGTTATTGAATGGTGTAGAAATTTTAAATTATAAGTCAAAGAATAATATTTACTATGGAGAAATTAAGAGTGTTGATGTATTATTTTCAGATAATCAATTTGATGTTATTAATCCTCCCAATTTAGTCATCGAAGATGATGAAAGAGGTAAACATGCTAGTGGTTTTCTTGGAGTTACTGGTTCTTTAAGTAAGATTAATATTGTAGATAGAGGATTTGATTACGAGGATACTCCAACGGTTAAAATATCTGGTGGAAATGGTTCTGGTGCTTCGGTATTAGTTAACATGAAGTCTACAGATAATATTGCTACCTTTGATAGTAAATTTATTAGACTGGATACAGATACCATCGGTTTTACAACTTATCATAAATTTAGAGATTATGAAGAAGTTGTATATAAAACTAATGATCAGTTGGGAATTGCAGGTTTAACGACAAATACAACATATTTTGTTGCTTCAACAGATCTTACTAATGTAAAATTATATAATACTAGAAACGATGCTGTTGCAGGAATTAACGCAGTAGAATTTACTGCATATGGAAATGGTGTTCATAGTCTTACAGCAGTAACTAAGAAGAGACAAATAGACTCTATTAGTATTATTGAACCTGGAGAAGGATATTCAAATAAAAAGGTAACCTGCCAACATACAGGAATTAATACGGCAACAAACACCATTAATAGTAAAAATCACGGTTATAGTAGTGGTGATATTATTCAATATATGGGCGTTGCTGGAAGTTCTGATACCCAGATAACAGGTCTTTCATTAAATACTGATTACATTGCTACAGTTTTGGACCAAGATAGTTTTACGCTATCAGAGGTGGGTGTTGGTAATACAGTTAATATCTTTGCGAATAGAAAAGAATATGTAAATATAACCAATTCTGGAGTTGGAACTCATATCTTTAATCATCCTCCAATTCAAGTTACTTTAACTGGTAAGACTGCAATTGGCAATCAATTTGCTGCATCACTTCAACCAAAATTCTTAGGATCCATTGATAATATTCATATTTCAAATGGTGGAGTGGGATATGGTGTTACCAACATTCAAAATTTTGAAAGAACTCCAATTATTGGTTTTTCTATCGGAAAGGATACTCAAATATCAGCCGTTGTTAATAATGGAAGTATAACGGAAGCAATCGTTCTGAATAGAGGTAAAGACTTTACTTCTCCTCCAGATGTTGTTGTGGATGGAGACGGAACAGGGGCAGTATTGACTGCAACTCTTAAAAGTGATGGACGACTCGATAAGGTTATCGTAGTCGAAGGTGGTAGAGGATACGTTAAAGAAACTACTACCATTAGAATTGTTTCGACAGAATCTCTTTCCCAATCAAAATTTAAAGGTCACCTTCAATCTTGGAAAATTAACTTATTTGAAGATTCTTTAGATAAAATCAAAAAGGATGATGGAGTCCTTATTGCTTCAAATTTTGGAAATTATGGCATTCAGTATTCGCACATCTTTGCTCCAAGATACTTAAGAAGTAGATTAGTTCCAACTGATTCAGAGGGAGATAAAAAATATGGTGCAAGTGATTTACCTTTTAATAGAGTAGAAATTGATTCTGTAAATCACTCTCCAATAATTGGATGGGCTTATGATGGAAATCCCATTTATGGACCTTATGGATACTCTACAAAGAGTGGTGGAGTTGCAGTAAGAATGAAGAGTGGATATTATAATGAGGGTCTCTTAAGAAAAAATAGACCACCAAATTATCCTGCAGGATATTTTGTTGAGGATTATACCTATTATAGAGTTGATGATGATACTGTCCTTGATGAAAACAATGGAAGATATTGTATAACCCCAGAATTCCCGAAGGGAACTTATGCATATTTTGCAACAATAAATGATGTTGCAGATGTTTCTGGTCCTTTTTCGGATTACAGAAGACCAGTTTTCCCATATTTAATTGGTGATAATTATTTTTCTGTTCCTTCTAAATTTAATATAGATAAAGATTCAAATCAAGATGGTTTTGACCTGAATAATACCGAATATAAGAGAAATACAACTTTATATAATTTCTTTGACAAAGATGTTAGATATCCATATATTACTTTACCTGGCGATTTAAATCAGAAAGTAGTAAGTAAAACTGTTTCAAGGGGTAGAGTTAACAATATTAAGGTTCTAAATGGTGGTGATTTTTATAAAGTAGGAGATAGATTAGTATTTGATCAAACTGAATCTGGCGGAACTGGACTAGCAGCTAAAGTTTCTTTTGTTGAAGGGAAAGAAATTTCTTCTATTGTAAATGAAAATACAGAGACTCGTGTTGAAATTTATCCAACAGGTAAAAAAGGCACATTTGTTGGAATAGCATCTACTTCTCATGGATATTTTAATAATGAACTAATATCTTTGACAAATTTCTCTACAACTAAATCAAAACTTGAGGGAAGTCATTCAGTAGTAGTTCCAGCAACAACTCTCACTTTAACTGGACTGGGAACTACTACATATGCTCTGGATACAAATACCGGTATTGTAACTTTTGTGTATGTATCAAATACAAATTTAGACCGTGTTACTGAAAATGATGTCATTCAGATTAGGGATGAAAGAGTTAAAGTTTTAAACGTAGATTCTTTAACTGGAAGACTTAGAATTGTTAGAGCATTTGATGGAACTAGTATAGCAATTCATACAGTAGGTACAGCTGCGACTATAGATCAAAGAAGATTTGAGTTCCAATCTGATTATAATAGCAAATTTACATTCAGAAATAATAGAGAATATTATTTTGATCCACAGGAATCTGTTGGATTATCGGATCAGTATGGAATTCCTGGAGCAGGCACTACGGTAACATTTGAAGTACCAGGTGCAGGTGGAACATCAATTCATATTAAACCAAAAGCAATATATCTGAAAGATCATGATTTAAAAACTGGTGATGCTGTAATATATGATATTAATACTGCTGGTAATCCACTCAAATATGAAGATTCTACCACAATAGCTGGAGTAGGGTCTGACTTTATTAGCGGTAGAACCTACTACGTTGCTAAATTTGATAAAGATTTTATCGGAATTTCCACAGTTAAAGTTGGAATCGGTTCTACAGGGGTATTCTCTGGGATTGCAGCAACAACTAGTGAAATTGGATTGGTTGATTTTACTGATCATGGTTCAACGACAGCAAAGTATCATAGTTTTAAAACGCAATATCCTAAAATTACTGCAGATGCAATAAAGAACAGAGTTACTGTCTCAACTGCAACCACTCACGGTTTAAGTTCTGATCATAGAGTAATATTTGATATCAAACCAAAGGTTGAAAAAACTGTAGTCGTAAAATATGATGATTATAATAGAAATATTTTAATTAATCCAAAATCATTTGAACCAACTGGAGTTAATACTATAACGGGTATTATAACCATTCAAGATCATGGATTCTCTACAGGAGATAAATTAATTCACACTAGTGAATGGGCAAATTCTGCATTTTCTAATAATACTCCATATTTTGCAGTAAAAGTTGATAATGATACCTTTAAACTTTCAGAAACACTTTATAAATCACAACTTGACCAACCAATAACTGTTGTTGGTGTTGCAACTACTGCAGGAACTTTAAGTCCAGTAAATCCCCCTATTGATACTGAAGGGTATAGTTCAATTAAATTTGATTTATCGGATTCTTCTTTGAAGTATGAATATTTTAGTAATGAGTATCCTGCTTTTGAGTTGGACTTTTTTGTTGGCAATACATTCATTAAACCATGGACAAAGAATCCGCAAGATACTACATTTAAGGTAGTAAAAACTGGCGTTGTAGGTTCAAACGCTGTAGTAACATTACTCTTGGATTCTAATACTCCTAAAAATCTATATTATAACCTTGTTCCAAAATATACTCAAGGTGTTCCATTAGCAGAAACAAAAAGAGGTGCGTATCTTGACACAAACGTAAATGGTGCAGGTCATATTAAGGTATCACCTAGTGCTTATTCAGGATCTCATAAAATAAGAGTTTCTACAGCTAGCACATTTACTTATAATTTAGCAAAAGAACCAGAAATTGTATCTTATGGTTCAACAAATGCAACATTATCATATGTTACAGACTGTACGCACACTGATGGTCCTATTTCTCAAATAGAAATTTTAAACACAGGTGATAATTATAATATTCTTCCAGGTTTTACTACAGTAACAACCGCCAATGGAGTTGACTGTGATTTAGAACTGCAAAGTTCTGATATTGGAATTAT